CAGAGAGGGTTGATAGTTCTCATTATTCGCTTCGTAAAATATGTTAGTCAAAGCCTATAACCCGTGTTAGGGGTTATAGGGTTGAGGGTTCAGTTTTCTTCAAGGTCGGGGAGACTCATGGTGAGCTTGAGATCCTTGTTGATGAGCTCCACGCAGAGCTTGCGGAGCATCTGGTTCTTACCGTAGCAGGCGTAGTTGAACGTCTTGCTGTAGAATACAGTGCGTTCGATCCTGCCGAGGTTGTAGAATACAGGTGCTGCAATCGCGAGGGTAACGGCGGCAACGAAGGAGTAAGCGTACTTCGACATGAGAGTGGTCCTTTCAAGAGGGTTGATAGTTCTCATTATTCGCTTCGTAAAATATGTTAGTCAAAGCCTATAACCCGTGTTAGGGGCTATAGGTGAGAGGTCTACTTCAGTGGTTGTAGATCTTCTTGTACTTTTCGGCAAGCGTCAAGTTGTCATCGTGGTAGATGCTCATCTCACGGTCGTGGCGAATTCGCACGCCGGAACAAATCTTCCACAAATCGTGGGTTTCGTTCATGACTTGGCGAACTTTGAGCCAGAGGAAAGTGAGTGTGCACGACAGAACAAACGTAGAAACGATTGCGAGAATGAACATGGTGAGTCCTTTCAAAGTAGTGTTTTCTCACTATACGGACCGTAAAATATGTCAAAGCCTATAACCCGTGTTAGGGGTTATAGGTGGGGAGTCACTTATTCTCGGGGTTTTGGCTATTCCAGTACCCATAGATGAGCTTTCGATCCATCTCCCGCATTTCGTCACGCATCTTTTCCGTAGTTGTCGTCGCGTTGCGACGGTCAATTACGTTAAAGTAGTAGTAAGAAATGATGAGGAGGACGTTGAGCAAAACAAGGATTGCGGGAATGACGAACATGGTGAGTCCTTTCAGAGTGGTGTGTTCTCGTTATGAGGACCGTAAAATATGTCAAAGCCTATAACCCGTGTTAGGGGTTATAGGGTTGAGGTTCAGTCATTGAGGTCGTGATCAATGTCACGCATGAGGGTGTCCAGCACCTCAGCCTTGGATTCGCCGTCAGCAAGGTCGCGGTATGCGCGGACAGCCGAGGCGGCCACCTTCTTAATGGTGGTCTCGTAGCGGTCAGCAACATAGGCGAGCCAAATGTTGTAGGCGAAAGAGAGGGTGAGGAGGATGGAGACAACGATGGTGAGTGCGTTGAACATGATGGTTCCTTTCAAAGAGGGTTGATAGTTCTCATTATTAGTTGTGTAAAGTTTGTGTTAGTTTGTACTGATCAGTCGTGGATGATGTGCTGGATCTCGCTCCGGAAGTTATCGACGGCTTTGGTCTCGTTACGGCCCGACTCGAGATCATCAAAGAATGCCCGGGTACATCTCCGGATCTTTTTAATCTGAGTCTCGTAGCGAACCGCCTTCGTTATGGCGATAAGACTAACAATACTGAACACTAATGTCAGTAGATTGAACATGGGTTTTCCTTTCAGAGGGGTTTGTCATTCATAACACAAAAGTCTATAATCCTAGATTTTAGGGTTATAGACTTTCGAGCAGTTCTACTTACGGAACTTCAGCATCGAAAATGCCTTTGAGGCAAGAACGTGTGTCTGCTCGTAGTTGAGGACCGCCATAAGACCGAGCAAGTACACCACGCCGTTGGCAATGGTCTCAGACGAAGGCATAAGCTTCTCTTTAAGGTCAGAGTCCTTAACGAGCTTGTGCAGTCGTTCGAGGTTACCAACAGCGGTGGTGTACTCACTGGTCGACGGGTCCTCTCCACCGAGCCAGTTAAGCACCTCGTTCTCGAGGTCCTCAGGTTCGTAGAGGCGTTCGACGTTAGACATGGTGAGTCCTTTCGCGTAGAGTGGGTAGTACTCACTATGCCGAACGTTTTTCTTACGCCGCGGGCTTGGTTACCTTAAGGACGATGGTGTCACCGTCCTTGAGGTTCGCAGGCTCAGCTGCGAAGTCCGCGTAGACATCGTCATGCTTCGTCACAACGAGATTGCCGTGCGTCTCGGGCTCGTAGTTCTTGGAACTGACGCCCAGAGCTGCCCCGAGGAAGACACCAAATGCGGTGATCGTCGCGGTTGCCTCGTTTGTGTACGGGATGCCCCACACCATACCGACCGCGTTGACAAACGTCGCGAGTGCGGGGACGACAATAAGCGCCATGCGCTTGAGAATATCGTAGGTCTGATTGTTCATCAGTTCTTCCTTCCATCGATGCCGTTAGGCATCATAGGTAGATTATCTACCTGTTCGAATATGCGACGAGCGAGGCCGTTCCCGCCCAGACCGGAATACACCTGGTACTCAGCTTCGTATTCCTCATACTCGTCCATTGTGATGTATCCGCGTTTGAGGTATTTGCGTCCTTGGGACACGAGCTGATTCTTGGCGACCTGTAAAAGTAGCATGTCTTCAGATTTGTTACGCGTGGTTCGCGTTTTTGCCCACGCCCAAATTCCGGGACCGCTGAGTACCGTCGTGATCAACGGATTCGCCATTTCGGTGATCTTCATCAAATCCACTTATCTGTTACCTCCAGTCCGTTTTCATAGAATCGATCCGGCTGTATCTTGATCGAATAGTTTGTCTTGTCTCCGCCGCTGATGGTTCGTTCGATGACATACCCCGATATGAGAACACCCATGATCGAGCACTTCACCGGGTTACCAATTTCGAGCCTATTGAACGTTTCCGATGAAAGTTCATCGATGGTAACTTCCACTGACTTGAGTGGCTCGCATCGAATTTCCTCAGTTGTCTGACCCCACTCTCGGCTAAGGTCTCCAGTGATACCTGATTCGTATCGGTACGGACCTTTCCAGTCCGTTGTTTCTTGCATGTACGCACGGTTCTCATACCATGTACGAATGCGCCCGCGCGATGCCATGCGCCAGTATCCGTAGTCTTTTGTTCGGCCAATATACCAGTGCGTTGGTTGCTGGGGCAGGCGACGAGTCACCCTAGAATGGACCGAGTCCAGCGAGCCAATGTCAACTGGTGCGACGGATGTGTTATTCAGAGATTTGATTTCCAACCATACCGTTATGTTCGACGGAATGCCCTGAGTCGGCTTGACAAACGACTTAAGGAACAGCTGGTTGTACAAAGCTGCAGCATAGACATCGTCATACACACTGGCGGACAGATCGAAATCGATACTGTAATCGATATTATCTCCATACGCGTTGAGATAAACCCAGAATGGGAACCATCTATTCTTATCCTTATTGATAACATCAATAGTTCCGGCCAAAACCGTGATCGGATTGATCTGCGAAGGCCATTGTGGGTTATCCCTATATTGGTAATACCATCCGCCCTTATTTTTTCGCTTCAACGCTTCCCATATAGAAACTCCGCGGACTTCGCTAATACCATCAGATTCGTATGTGATCTCTTCGACGATAAACGGGGTGGGGGTACTCCCCATACAACACACGAGTACACCCGGAGGCCATGGAAACAAGCCCTTGCATCGAAACGTCATCGAAGCAGTGTATAAACCCTCTTTGATGAGCATGTCGAAAACCGGATGCGACCTAAACGTACTCATAGAACGGTCTTCAAGGACCTGAACCATGTTCGGCATATCAAAGACCCTTTCTGGCCATAACCAAATCTATAGCCATGTAAGCGTTTCCGACGTTTGGGATATTGAACTTCACGGGGGTTCTGTTAAAATTCCTTAAGAACGCTGATATGTCCGGCGGGGTAATAGCCGGGTAGGCTTCGCTGGCATAACATGTAGAGGATAGAGCCTGGTATCCGCCGGTAATGTTGAAAATACGACTACCAGTTTCGGATTTGGTCATTACAAAGAATCCGTTTTCGGTCGTGGATGATCCGTTTACATAGGCGTGAAACTGCGTCAAACCTCTGTTGAAAATCTGGTAGCTATTAGATCCGACTGGCGGAAGGCCAATACGCAACTGGGTAATGTCAAAATATCCAAGATCGGTATATAGTTTGTCCAGAATCGATTGAGCATCGTTAATGGCCTGCGACCAATTCTGGTTGCCCAAACCTACAAAAATGCCGATCTCAGGTCCGTATAAAACTGGGTTCTTGGTTGTAATCGTGAAATCGATCACTGCGGGGTTAGCGCTGTAATCATACTTAATCTCGCGAATGACACATTCTTGTTTCCATATAACTTTACGGTTAAACAGCACCTCGGGTTTGGTGTATGTTGTCGTCTCGTTGTATTTGTAATTGATTGATGGCGCTTTAACACTGTCATCGGTAATCTGGACTGTTAGGGCGGAACCATTGGATAGAGTATCCAAAAAGTATCGCGGCGACCGTTCGGGAATGGGAACAGTTGGAGTTAAACGAACATTGATGTCGATAGGCTTATCCATAACCGTTGTCACAACGTTCCCGGTGAAGTTGTACTCCTTGTTAATACCGAATGACCCGTTTAGGATCTGAGCGACCCACCCTCTGTCTTCCCGATTCAAATCAGATACGAAGCCTCGGCCACTTACGGGCAGTATCTTGAGCATGGAGTACACCATGATGTTTACATCCTCTTCATTCGTTCGAGTTGGCGCTCAGTTTGACGATACAGGTCATTGAGATCGAGCGCCTTTGGCGATTCATTGTATTGGTTGAAGACCATCGGCTTCTGGTTGTTGCGCAGTTCATCTCGAAGAGCTCGGATCTCCTGCGCTGTTTGGCTGCCATTTTGAACCGAAGTTCCGACAACGGTAGCGTTCAGGTCATTCATCGTTAGATCTTGCAGACCATTCACCTCAGAGAGGTCGACAGTCGGCTTGATAACCGGATTCCAATCGGCATCCAGGTTGCTCATGGCGTTGACCATCTCGCTACCGAGACCGGACATCGCGTCGACCGCGTCATCCTGGTTCTTGTCGATGCCCTGAACAATACCAGCGACGATGAACCCAGCCGCAGTCGCGAATACACGCGAAGGCGAGTGGATACCAAGAGTACTCTTAAACGAGCTAAGGGCACTCGAGGCGACATTGCTGAGCTTGTTGTAAAGGGATCCGGCAGCGCTAGACACGCCGTTGATAATACCATTGATGATGTTACGTCCGATGGACCCAGCATGAGAGGTGAACTTGTTAGACATGCCCATCAGACCATTCTTAATGAACCGGATGATGGCAGAGATCAGTTTGTCGACCGCGGCTTGAAGCTCTGGTCCCTTCTGATCGATTGCATCAGCAAATCCATTGATGAACGTAATGACGGCATCCCATGCAGCATTGATGATGATCAAAGAGCTATTGGCGATACCTTGGATCAGAGCTGCGATAAGGTTTGCACCCGACGTAGTCAGATCCGGAATCTTGGCTGTGATACCATCAAGCAGCGCCTGAAGCAGGGTTAGTATCGCCTCGACAATCAGCGGCACACAGGTCTTGATTGTTGTGATGAACCCGTTCAACAGTTCCACATAGGCTGTGATGAACTTTGGTTGGGCAGCAACAATCGCCGTAATCAGCTGATACAACAGATCGATGACTGTGTTAATCACATCAGGCCAGATGTTTCGAAGGGTCTGAAGGATACCGCCGACAATAGTCGTCCAGGTCTCAACAAGTTCAGGCATCTTCTGCTTGACCGTCTGTGCGAACTGACTGATGAACTGTCGGAGTGCGACACCCGCCACGATGATCAACTCATTCACAGCGGGTCCGAATGCTCGGACAAGCGCCTGAAGAGCCTTACCCAAAGCTGGCGCAGAGTTCTCGATTGCAGTGAAGACACCGATCAGTGCAGCCTGGATCGCTGGCGATGCCGCCGCGATGATCGCCGCAGCCGCTCCAATACCCGATGCTATAGCAACCATACCAGCTGCGATAGAAGGACCAGCCGCCGACGCTACCGCCAAGAAGGCCGTAACAACGATTGCCAGAGCCGTGAACGCAGCGAGAACGCCGATGATGACCGCGCCAAGAACCCCAATGGCTATTGCCAGGGCGATTAGACCGGGGGCAGCTCCGATAGCGAGGTACCCCGCCGCAATTAGAATAAGGAGCCCGCCCGCAAGTGCTGCCAATCCGATAGCAAGTTGTTCCCAGGTCAGACTGGCGCCTACCATCAACGCAGAGAAGAACATGCTAATCGCAAACGACAGCACGGCAATGGCTGCGATACCAACGATAGCTCCTTGAGCTAAGTGGGACACCGCAATGATCACCCCGATAACCAGAAGCATCTTGCCGAGCGAGCTGAGAATCTCTCCCCAGCTATGGTCTGCCATCTGTACGATCGCTCCGACCGCAATGTTCATCGCAATCGCGGTTAGGATCAAAGCCCCAGCTCCGACAATGGCGGTCGCTGGCATTAGGTTCGCGGTGGCCACTAGCAACAGGACTACTGCGGACAAACCAACTATTCCTTGGAACAGTTTAGCCATGTCCATGTAACCCATTACTGCTACAGCGGCCACAAGCATTTGAACCGAGAATGCGAACGCGACCAACATTATCGAAATGGCTACCATTTTGCCGAGATCACTAGCCGCTTTGTTCATCAGAAGCACGAAGCCAACTAGGATCCCCATAAGAATGCCAACCGCGATAACTCCCTGAGCGACAACCTTGATAGGTAGCAGACCGAGAGCGATGACCGGGATCACGAGCATGTTGATCGCGATCGCCATAGCGATCATTGACCCCACACCAGCCATCATCGAACCAGCATTCTTGGAAAGGAGCTTTGCCGCCATAGTCATACCCAGTACCAAGACCATGACAGCCCCGATACCCTGAACGATGGTACTCGTTTTCATAGATCCAAGGATACCGACGGAGATCGACATCAGTAGGATCGCAATGGACAACGCCATGACAGCACCGATAACGCCTGCGATCTGCATCTTGTTGATCTTCAGCTCGCTGATCTGAGTGAGAGCGATAAGAAGGATCTTGGTCAAGACGCCGATGGCAACCGCACCCTGAATGAGTCGGGGTGCCGGAATCATGGCAAGGATGAACAGCGAGCCAGCAAGAATACCAACGCTAATCGCAATTTCGCGAAGAGCCTTAGCCTTGATGACTTCCTGCATTGACTTCAAAGAATCAGTCAGAGCATTGAACACACCGCTGATCGAATCGCCGATCTTGCCGAACTTGTCGAACATTCCACTGAAGGAGTCCGTGGTCTTCGTGAACTGACCCAGCATGGTCTGAAGGGTCTTAAAGCCCATACCGAGACCTCCGCCGAGCAGGATTCCGCTCAAGAGATCGGAAATCGACAGGTCCTTGAGACTGGAGCCGAGACCGGACCAGAATTCCTGGATCATAGAACCGACATTCTCAAACGCCTTGCCGACGTTCTTCTTGAAATCGCTGAATGCCTGAGATTCAGATCCGAACTTCTTGATATTATCGATACCCTTGGTAAGCCAATCGATCAGATTCGCGATGGCCTCGACAACAGACGAGCAAAACTCGACGATGCCCATAGCAGCGTTGTAGATGAACCCGCCGACGGCTCCGAGAGTGTCTGATGCATCTGATGCAGCCTTCCCGAAAGTCGACAGGCCGCCTGCTGCGCCATCCGCCTCGTCGCTGAATCCACCAAATATAGATTTGGTCAGATCCCCGAGCTTGCCGAACAGATCGATGATGCCGTTGATGAGAGATCCGAAAGGACCGAAGGCCTTCATCATGTTCTTGAAGCTGTCGCTGATGGACGACAGGAACGTATTGTTGTCGAGATGCTCCCCGATGTGGGTGAAGATGTCTCCGAGAGCCTTACCGAAGTCCTTGACCGCCTGCACCTGAGGCGCAAACGTCTTGGAGATGGTATCACCGGCTCGCCCAAAGGCCTTGCCGACATCCGAGATCGAGCTCTTCATCCTCTTGGTAGATTCGGACCAAGCTGCCGCCATCCTAGGCGATGCATCGTCCCAGAACTTCTTGATTCCCTTACCAGCGCTCTCGACAGCCCCGCCAAGGTGCTTGCCGATGGTCTCGCTGATCGGAAGAATCGAATCCGAGAAAGCCTTGACCTTCTCAGACCACTTGGGTCCGATAGCATCCGCGAGCTTGGTCATGTTCTCGAGGAACCCTGAGCCAAACCCACCGAAAGCGGACTTGATCTTCTCCATCGGACCGCCGGTTCCGGAAGCAAAACCGAAGATCGCTCCGAAGACGTTCGAGACCGCATCACCAAAGGGCTTGAAGACGTTTGAAGTCGCCTTCTTGATCGTCTCGATGAATTCGCCGAGTGGCTTAAGCACCGCCTCGATGACAATCTTGAGGCCGTCAAAGATCGGAGTGATCGTGACGTCCGCGACGGCGTACATCCAGTCAGCAAGCTTCTGGAACTTGTCGACAATCCAGTCGAGAACCTTAGAGAGGCCTCCGAGAATGTCGGTCCCGCCAAGCATCTGACCAAACCAATCGCTGAAGACGGAGATAATGTCCCCAACCTTCGCCGCGATAAGGATCATCGGCTTGATGAAGATCCCAGCAAGGATCATACCGATCTTGAATGCGGCAACGCCAATCTGGACGATCGCCGAGCCAAACCCGATGAGAACCTCAAGAACTGGCGAGATCAATTCGCCTGCCATTTTGAAGACCTTACCAAGGTTGTTGGCGAAGTCGTCAGACATCATCAGCCAGTCAGAGATCGAGTGTCGGAAGTAGTACGAGAAGTCGTACAGAGCCTTGCCTGCGTCTCCCTGGAATGCGCTGAAGAACCCTTCACCGATAGCCTTGAGCGGCTTGGCGATAGCGGTCCAGAGTTCACCGAGACCATACCACCATTCCTCCCAACCACCAAGTTCATCCCAGCGGTCGAGAATGCCCTGAAGCGCGTCGAAGAATGTGCTGATTCCTCCGTTCACCACGTCGGACACAGCAGTCCACATGGTGCGGGCACGTTCGAAGTCGCCGAAGATCGTTCGGAAGATGGAAGCCCATCCCGAGCCCAGAGCTTCGGCAGTCGTGTCGATCAGCTGCGAGAAAGTCTTGACCTTCGTCGCAGCGTCATTGGCCGTCTCAGCGAGCTTCATGATTTCGTCGGCCTGCTGCTCCGTGTAACCGGCGCTAAGCAGCTGTTCGCGAGACAAGTCGCCAGTGTACTGGGTCAGAGTCTCGATCATGATCTCGGATGTAAGCCATCCGTCCTTGAGCGAGTTACGGAACGACCCGGCCTTGTCGATCATCTTGTCGACTTCGACGCCATAGGTACGTGCCGTACGCTTCAAGGCTTCCTGGAACTGCTCGCCGCCCATACCGGCGTTCACGATAGAGTTCCAGTCTTGTAGTTTAACAGAGCCTGTCGAAAGCGCCTGAGACAGCTGGTACATTGCCGTTGCGGCTTGCTCAGAAGATGAGCCAGACATTGCTGCGACGTTCGACAGACCCTTAATCGCGGCAACCGAATCCTTCAGCCCGACACCCGCAGATGTGAACATACCGATATTGCGTGTCATCTCGGTGAACGAGTAGATGGTTCGGTCCGCGTAAGCGTTCAGTTCGTCGAGAGCTGCGTTGATCGTCGCAGTGGTCTCACCCTTGCTGAACGTGTTTGCCTGAATAGTCTGAACCGCGTTAAGCTGGTTCTCGTATTCGCGGAAACCGTCCATGATGGGTCCGAATGTGAACGAGGAAAGCACCGATCCGCCGGCCATAAGGGCCTTGGATGCGATGTTACCCATGGCCACGGAAGCAGCCCCCGCGAGCATGGAAAAATTAGTCGACGAAATCTTTGCTGCCGCGCCAACATTAGATGTAGCAGCGGCTGCAGTCGTGGAATTGTTGACGATAGAAGTGTTAACGTTCTTAACGCCGTCGGCAATTCCGCCCATCTGCTTGGAGGCATCCTGAGCGGCTTTTCCAACATTATCAAGACCATCAGTCGACTGCTTGAAGTTCATTCCGGACTTCAGGCGATCGACGTTACGGAGAACTCCGTCGACTCGGCTTGTAAACTTCGAATCGTCGAGCTCCAGTGAGACGACCTTATTCTCAATACTCTTACCCATTGATGGCCCTCCCAACCATTCGGTCGATTTCGTCGAATATTGGCTTCATCGCAGGGTTGATATAGTCTCTACCCTGGACGTAGCCGCATTGACGCGTCCCATGTCCGTATTGCAAGATGATCGCAATGGGAACCTTGGACACGATGTTAGTGTTATACCAAACGATCTTAACGCCTCGTTTGGTCTCCTTGACTTTATACTGCCAAGAAGCAGCAGTCTTCCCGGTACCAACCGGGGTATTGGCCCGGAGGGCCGCCACGCCTCGAGTACCAGCGGTCGCTAGCACGTCACGAAGCTTCTTGTTCTTGACTTGTGTCAACCATTTTGACATGTCGAACTCAGCGTCGAACTTCATCTCGATCATGACGGCCCTCCTTTCTTAGTCAGCCCCAGAGTGTTCCGTTGACGAGCTCATACTGGAGACACTCGACTGTACGATAGCCGCAGTAGCCATCGACATCGAGCTCGTGTCCGCGGTTTCGCAGGTGCTGCTGGAGCGCTTCCACCGTGTCGGGTCCCGCGACACCATCAGCATCGATGTCAAGTCGACGCTGAAGTTCTGCGATGGTGTCTGAGCCATCATGAGTGCTGGTGACCCAATCCCAGCCAGTACCAGCGCGGGGGAAGAAGTCCTCGTTATCCTCGTCCTGGTCCTCGATCCAGCCGCTGGCCGGAAGACCCATGGATGCCTGGAGAGCGTAGGTAGTTGCCATCCCCCACCACTTATCGGTCAGGCGGTCCGCGCCATCCGAATCTTCCTCTTCGCCTGCATCCGACCACTTGGGCCGAAGAACGCAGTCGATTCCGAAAGAACGCTGTCGGCGGTAAACGCCATTACCAGCGGACTGAGAACCTGCGTTAGAGGGAGACGTGTTGCCCTCAATGGTCTGGAGCCAGCCGTCGCCGAGGTTCGCCTCGACAATGCCGACGTGGTCGGTAAGACCGTCGTGATCCCAGTCGAAGAGCACAACATCTCCGCGCTGCGCGTCTTCGATGTCAACCTTGTCCATTCGAGACTTCGTGACATCAGTGTTGTAGCTGTAGCCACCGATTGCGTCGATTTCGCCAGCCATATCAAACACCATTGACACAAAGGCCATACACCACCAGATATCTTCGGACGGCCCAGCGAGCCAAGGCTGGTTCATGCTCTTAGCGAGCCAACGACCCGCTTCTGAACCCGGCTCAGGATCGTCTGGAGCATAGTAGCCGAGCCGGTAAGTGGCGTGCGACATAACATCGTCGATCTTGCTCATACCTTACTTCCCTTCGTAAATCGCGCGGTCTCGGTCTTCGTGGGGGTCAGGCCCTGCTGGGACCTGCGCATCAGCGGGAATGTCAATCATCCTCTACTCCCTGTTCTAGCCCTACGGGCTTGGTTCATTGCCGCACGCTGAGCTGCCGAAGCCCTGGCGTCCGGCTTTTGGTTGTTCTGCTTAGCCGCAGCGAGACGAATCAGCGTAAGTAGCCGATTTAAGTTCCACTTGTCAGCCTCGAATGGAATGCCCAACTGAGCCATGTACCAGTAGATTAGTTCACTGGTCATTGTGTCTCGCGGGCCGCCATTCGAAGGTGGGTTCCATAGAACTGTCGCCGTGGCAGTGTCAGACAAATAGTCTGCTATTTTGACCTGAACGGATTGGTCGAGCCGCTTGACAAAATCTCGAGGGAGAGGGCGGTCCGACATACACTGGATGTAGTACACTAACTCTTCACCAGTCTGCGGTGGGGTCTCCAGGAACGATCTCTTGTAGACAGATTCCCACTCAGCCACCGCAGATAGCGTATGCGTAAGAGTAACTGTAAACGGTTCCAGTGTAACAAACGTATTACTACGCTCGTCAAACCGCTCCTCTCCCCCAAACTCAAGCGTGAGCGAGATCACTGAAGAAGCGCACGCAACTCGTTAGGCATGACGAGCGTCGGAACAGCGGTAGCACCGCCGCCAGCGGCAGCAACGCCATACAGCTTGTCCGTGAGCTTCTTGTACTTCGTTGCATCGATCTTCGAAGAGTCGATCGTGACGACAGAGACCGGCTGGAAGCCGTCCACCTGGACAGGAACGGTCGAGCACTCCCAAGAGAACGAGATCGCCTCGGGAGAATCGGAGACCGTGTTGTACGCACGCTCAGACGGGGCTGCGGTCGCGCCGTAGATGATGTGCAGCAGTTCGCCGTAAGCATCACCCTTGGTGTCGTTACCCAGCTTCGTGCAGTAGGAGAACGCGAAGCGAGTACGCGGCTGCTGACCGAGGTTGACACCCTTAACCAGCTGAGCGGTACCATCACAGATGGCGAACTCGTCGGGGTAGGTGTAGGCCTCGATCGTGAACTTGAACGACGGAGCCGACATCAGGGTGAGGTATTTCAGGTTGTCAGCGTAGACGTCCGAGGACTCGTCGCCCTCAGGGGTCTCGGTGACAGTCTTAAGACCGTTCCAAGCGACACCAGTGCCGTACCGGTTCTGGGCGTTTTCGAAGGGGAACAGAACGCCCTTGTTAACGCCTGTGTGATAGAAATGGGAGCCCTCTTCGTCCCACTTGATCTGTGCCATAGGATACCCTCCTTAAAGGTAAACCGTGAAGACGAAATGATTCATTCCGTCCGAGATATATGTCGTATCCAAAGACGAATACGGGATCTTGAGGATTTCGTCGATCACGTCTGGCTCTGGATCCTTGGTGATGAGAGTAACCGAGTATTCCTTAGCACCCTTGTAGGGTACATCAGAAGCACGGTCGATTTCTATCTTCGACAAGTGGAAGACAACCGCCGGGTATCCAATCTTCAGATTCTCTGGAGGTTGAAAATATACCCGATTGTGCTGAACCGCTTGCTGAAGTAGGTGTAGGAGGTCTCTATACGTGCGCATACAGACCTCCCAGATTGATGGTCAGCCGTGGATAGTTCACGCCGATGGACTGTACCTCCCATTTTGAACCCTTCCATACAACGTACTTCAGAGTTTCGAGGTACGTCTTGATCTTGGTGTCCATCAAGATGCTGATCTCGTTGGTGAGACGGAGGTTGGTGTTGGCAGAGGATGAATTGTCGTTCCTGACATAGAGATTACGGATAGTCCCCTTGACAGGTAGTTCAACAAAGTCTTCGAGCCACACACCTTCCTCCGTCTCACGCGTCGCCACGAAGCCTAGCTTACCGCTAAACCTCGACATAAGATCACGCCTTCTTGCGCGAGATCGTCAGGGCCGAGTACGGTACCGTCAGAGAGCCCGAAAGACGGGTCTCCATCAGGTACTTATACTGATTAAAATCAATGTCGAAGGACTCGGCCATACCGAGCTCCGCACCGGCGTTCGAACCAATGGTGTAGTCGCGCAGGTCGACCACGATAGCCAGAAGCTCGTGGTTGACGCCCTTGATCTCGTGCTCCAGGCCCTCGAACTGAGGGATGGTGACGATCTTGGAGACACCAAGAGCGCCCGCGAGAGACGCCTCGGTCTCGTACAGACGGCGACCGTTCTTGTCCTTCAGGAGAAGCATCTTGACCAGGCGCTTCTTCGCAATGAAGAGCGTCGGAGAGCCGGAACCCTCAAGCTCGGCCGATGCCAGGACGATGTCGTCCACAAGAGTCTCATCCGTGGTGTTGGACTCGAGCGACTTGTGAATGGCATAGAGGTCGTTCTCCTTGAGGATCGGACGAATGGCCTCGTCGTCGACGCGGTCAGGATCGGTGATCGTACGACCATCGCCAATGAGGATGGCGCGAGCGATTTCCTCGTTGAGCTTGCCCTTCATTTCGGACTTCAACCAGCTAACGACATTGAAGTCCGTAATGTCGACAATGTCGTCGCGGTCCAGCTTCTGCTTCTTGTAGATCGTCGTGGGAGACGTCGTACGGGTCAGAAGCTTGATGACCTCTTCGGTCTTCTTCTGGGCCTTCTTGGCATAACCCTTGGCTCGGGCCTTGTCGTCGCGGATGTCCGCAAGGACAGACTTGATTCGAGCGAAGGGCGAGTGCTTCGTGCCGTTCATCACGACCGAGACCCAAGACTGATCGCGGTCGAGAGTAATAGGCTCATCCGTGATGCTCTTGGCATCTGGGAAGAGGTATCCGATGTTCTCGATACCGTAATCGGCATGTTTCAGCTCGTCGAGCAGAGTGGTGTTGTTTCGCTTGGCCGTCTCAACGATCTCAGCGAACTGTGCGTGAGACAGCGTGTTCTCGGAGGTCTTGTCGCCCTCAAAGACATTGTGCTTCATATCTTCCTCGGTTTCTTCGTTGGTCTCTTCGGAGTCCTCAGACTCCCCATCGATGGCTGCAGCAATGAGGTAATTGACTGCCTCAAGCTGCTTTTCGGTGAGTGTGGAAAGGATCTCACCGATGGTCTCGTCCTCATCGGAGGACTCATCTTCGGAGTCCGATTCCTCGGAGCCCTCGAAGTCTTCGTGTGTAACGTCGCCGTCACCCATTTTGATGATCGCGGAGTAACCCTCGCCATCTGAGTGGGCCATGGTGACGTTCTCGATCGTCGCCTTAGGATTAGCACCCTTAAGGACAAGCGACACCTCGACGATGTTGCCGTGCTTGACAACATTGCCATCCTGCTTGAGGTTGTTCGCGAAGATCGACATAGCAGTAACATCGCCATGCTCGATTAGTTCGCGAGCATGTTCTGCCTGCTGGGATCCATTGAAGAATCCGTAGGCGTAAACACCCTCAGCCTTCTTCTCGAGCTGGGCATGCCCGAGAACGTTAGTCACGTTGTCGTGACCGTGCTGCCAGACGAGAGGGACGACAGCCCCATCGTTCTGTTCAAATGCATGATGAGAGATAACTCGCCCATCAGAGCACTTGATGCCTGCGACGGTTGCCCACCCGTCGAAGTCGGCGACGTCATTAGGCGCTGCCATTTTGAACCTCCTGGTCGTTGTTAGACCGTTGATCTGCATTTGCGGATGATGTGTACGGATTTGCCAATTGGTCTGCCTTAGGATCAGTAGACTGCGGCAAGCCGATAATCGACCTGATCTCGTTTGGCGTCATGACCTGGTTGGTGATGAACGTCTGAGCCATCGAAGCGATGCTGTCCAGTGAGGTTGCCGCGAACGGATCCCTCACATAGATAATCCTCTGACCCTGAGATCGAGCGGTCTTGGTCAAAAAGACCATGGTTGCCGACTTCGTGATCGTATCGAGAATCGGCTTGACCGTCCGGTTGTAGTAAGACAGGTTGGTCTCGGCATCGGCCGTTCCGTTGAACACACTCTCGGTGAAACCGAGGGCGTTGTAAAGCTGCTCTGAAAGGTATTTGACCTGATCGAGCAGATTGTTCTCAACTGGACGGTTGAGCTGTGTGATCTTCTCAGCTCCATCGACGTAGGCCACACCAATCTCCGAATTTCGGAGTTGCTGTTCAATCGCTTCGCGTCGAGTCTCAGCTTGTTGCTGTCGCAGTTCTCCTCGGACGGAGTATGGAAGCTGAATGATCAGATCCAACTTCTTACCGAGCGCAGAATTGTCGATAGCATCTAGAGCATCGAGCTTTCGAGCGAGACGATTGGCCAACGAGCTATTGCTAGCCGTGACATCGTAAAGCGGACTGTATACGATCGCCGCGGAGTTCTTCGAGATGCGAATCGTTTCTCGATTACCGCTACGGTCATTATACAGATTCACATCAACTGAGTCAGTATACCAACTCTCGATTCGTCCAACGCGGAGAGAAAGGACGTCGAACGACCCTTCCTCGTTCAGAGCGGCATCCGTGTCGACTGGAACCAGAGCTGCGCTACCAGTTTCCAGCATCGTATAGACTAGCTCATAGATGAGGGCGTTCGAAGTCTGATCGATGTTCGCCATCAGAGACAAGCATTCGTTCAGAGATGAGTCCTTCTCACTGTCATACCTACCATTTTGATCTACCTTCACATGGCGAATCGGAGTGTTCGCGACGTCCAACGCAATCTTGTTGTATAGCGTTTGGACCAGGTTTGTAGATCCGATAGAACGGTAGCTCGGACGGTATTCGCTGTAGTTACTATTCTTGTAACGATCGGGTCGATCATGAGCGAACACGTTCCACGCCCGTGCCAACCGTGACATAATACCCATAGCACCTCCTCTCGTTAGTTGAAGTCGTCGAGTTGCTGTTTGTATGCGACCCATGCATCCATGAGTGCTGCGACCGAGTCAATCTTGAGATCCATTCGTTTCTTCAAGATCTTGCGGTTGCCGTTAGTATCCTCAAGGGTGATGGTATTACCCATTGCCCATGAGAATAGCTCTTGATCGAAGATGAGCCTTCGGTCTTCAGCCAGGCTCTTGAGTTCACCCAACGGAACTGACTCAGTTCGCGCGCCCTGAATGACTTTGTGGATACCGTATGGACCGTTGTCGGTTGTCCATCTTTCAACGAACTCTCTGGCGTTGTATGGATCATACCCGAACGCTCGAATGTCATATTCAGATCTCAAGATGTATTCGTCTAGATCGTTATAGACTTCGATCATGTCCAGGATTGTTCCATCCATGACCTGGAGAGATCCTTCTCGGATGAATGACTCATACTTCGCACGACCAGCAGCCGGAAGCTTGTCGAACGTGCGAGTAGTAATGTACGCTCGAGTCTTGACCCCGAAGTCACCAGTGGACAGCGGGAATAAGAACGTAAACGCACAGAAGTCGTCGCCCTGAGAAAGGTCTGCACCCATGGCGCAGGGCATCTGCCAGAACTCTCGTGGGTTGTGGGGGATCGTTTCTTCATACTTGAAGAAGTAGGTGTATCCCTCACACGGGATGCCGAATCGTTTTGCCAGAATATCGTTCCTTGCGGATGGGACATTCTCAGCCCTAGCGACATCTCGTTGGTATGTGTCATAAGACACAGTCTTGCCAATGTTGGGCTGAGCCTTAATCCACATGTTTGGATCCCCAACCTCAGACACATCATCCAGTCGATAATACCAGATCGATGAGTGTGGGTCATAGTACTCGCCCTTAAGGATCGAAAGTAATTCCATTTTGATGGAATCGCCAACGCCGTTTCGGACGGTACCTTCGGATGATACCGCAACGATGACCCAGTCGTTGAGTTTCGACGCGCCCTGCTCGAGAGCAGATATGACGTTCTGACGAACATCGCCAGATAGCCATTCGTCGATCGTGTTCACCTTTGACCTCAAGCCTTGAAGCTTATCAACGTTCATTGGGCGGACCTCGAGAAGGGAGTTTGTCGAGAAGTTCTCGATTCCCTTCTTGGTCGGACAAAGCAGAGATCGATTCGCCTTAGCACCAACTGTTGCGTGAACGGTCCCCACCGACAAGAACTTGAACAGAGGTCCGCGACTGCGTGTGATAGCAGTCTTAAATGGGGACAATGTTTCTTCAGCCTGAGGCATGGTGGGTGCTGTGGCAATTTGGTGAGTTGTGGTGGGGTCGATAGTCAGGAAGTACGCATGGATAAAGGCCATATACATGGACTTGGCCGCGCCTCGCGCGACGATCAAGTATTGCTTGTTAACCAAGCGCCTTTTGACATCGACCTGAACGTATCGACCGTTGTGACCAGTTTCGTCAGGAACGAACTTCGTCACTTTCTCGAAGTAGAACCACGAAAGTAGCGATTCAGCCCAGAGTTTGAACGAATCCAGCAGAGTTAGATCGCTACCATCGACAAGGGTCATCTCGTTTTCACAGAAAGCGATGAATCCATCGATAGCACCGTCGTCATAGAAGTACCTCGGGTTGGCGATCAAGTCGTCAATCCGATTCATTTCCATCTCGATGGTGTGAGAGACTGGGATCTCGCCCGCAAGGACCTTTTCACGGAACTGGGCATAGTACTTAGGCGTAGCTGTGTTAGATAGCACCATACCTACTTCTTACCGACCGAATTCTTAAGAATTGCGTCGAGGTTGAACGAATCCTTAGCCATCTTCGCGATGCCTTCATACTCGGTACCCTTGAGCTTGGAGTCGAGAGCAGCCGTAAGCATGTCGGTCGCCGTTCGAGCTGCATACTTCGTCAGGTTCTTGCGAGCCTCATCAACAAAGAGATCTGCAGTCTTGGCCAGAGCACTCCTATTTTGATTCTCGTACTCCCTGAGCTTCTCCTTGAGTTCGTAGTTCTGCTTCTCAAGATTGAGTCGCTTATTCTGCTCAATGAGATCTGTGGATGAGAGACGTCGAGGAGCTTCCTTCCGCAGGTCGGCCGGAATGCCTCCCTTAGGAACCTTCTGCTTCTCCAGTTCCTTCTGCTTCTTCTCGGCTTCCTTAGTTGCCTTCTTCTCGTCGGCGATTCGCTTCTTCTCAGCGCGCTCGGCTTCCTTCTGCTTCTTCTTGCGCTCGGCCTCCGCCTTTCGCGCGTCTCGAAGCTTCTGATTCTCGAGCTTCTTACGAGCCCGTTCAGCAGCCTTCTCGGCGCGAGCAGCCTTGTTGGCAGCATGCTTCTGGGAAGCAGCCTTGGCGCCCTTCTTAGCGGCGGAAGCAGCCTTCTTAGCCGCGGCAGCTGCTGCCTTGGCGGCCTTCTTGAGTTCAGACTCGTGCTTCTTGCGTTCCTTCTCGGCAGCTTTCTCAGCCTTGGCTCGTTCCTTTCGGAATGCCTCAGCATTGACTGCTTCGCCGATCTTCTTCTTTTCTTCGACGGACCGAAGTCCGACTCCGCCGGAGCTTTCAGTCTTCTTACGGACGCCCCACTTCATACCGAGGACGCCGTAATGAGACAGATAATCTTCGCTCATGGTTTTCTCCCATCATTGAATGGTCAGTCGCCACTCCGCCTCTTTCTGCAATGCCTCGACTGCCTTGATGGCGAACGAGGTCTGCGGTGGATCGAACATCAATCGAACTGAGAAGTTCACGTACTGACGTAGGATCCGTCCAAGAGTCGTAGTGGGGTAATCTGCCTCGGACGATAGGTCGCCAACTTCGCGGTTTAGCTGAGTCGCGGTCGCCAAAGCATTGTCAATGGCGTCCTTAACTTCGCTGTCGAATGAAGTGTCATCCTCCATCAACCCGAGGTAGGTCTTTGTGTCATGTAGAATCGACATTTAGCCTCCTACCATAGTTTTGTATCGCCGGGTGATCTTGGATCGAAGTCGTCGAGAGCCAATGCCTTGGTTCCGTAATGGATTGCATTATGAGTATCTCGGCTCACGCAAATAAGATTGTTGATATCCCACATGCACGGGTCGAAATTCTCACACTGACGAGGCGTTAAAGGATTAATGTGATGCACGACAATACCGTCGTGAATCTCATAACCCGCAAGGCCGAGATCGCATCCAAGATCTCTCGCGATAACTTGGGTGCGGGCCTCTCGCCAAATATCGCTTTGGTAGAAACTCTGATTCAACCACCTGGATCCACCGAAGGTCTCGCCGAAAAATGCTCCATTGAGCGAGAGATACTCGAGACGTTCTTCGAATGTATGCAGGTGACTGAGTTCGTCATAGCTCCGCATCTGAATCTCCAGAATACACCTTGAAAGCCGCCAGTGCTTCCTGAACCAGTTCCTCGGTACGAGCAGCCGACTCAAGCGCTGAGACCTTGGCCTTGGCGAGAGTTGTGTCAGCCTCGAGCCGAGCTTGTTCAAGTCTTTCGCGACTGGAGCCCAGCTTGAGGAAATGAATGATCATCGAATTGCTCGCAGTACCGTCAAGAATCTGCTGAGTAGCAAGTTCCATGGCAGCACTGATCGCCAATCGCTCAGCTTCCTCGGGAGTTCGAGGAGTTTTGGTCTTCTTTTTGACCATCGCGCGTCCTTTCTTATACTTCGATCTGAGTTTTCGCCTGCCCCAGCCCATGCCCGGAAAGGAGCAAGAAACAGGCATGGAGAACTAAGTGGCTGGGGCAAGCCAAAACCCAAATCGAAATATACCTCCGGGGTAATTCGAAGGTGGGGCGCGATTCAGGCGGGGGGTGTTTAAGAAATGACAGCCCCCCGGGGGTCAATGGAGGGAGAACCGTGGTATTCCCTCCAATTGAATTGGTTTTCACTCGATCACGAAAGTTCTCTTTCCAGTAACATCATGATCTAGAATCCATTGAATCGCTTCTTCGACATCGTCAGCTACTAGTGTATCACTTAGAACGTCACTGGTTTTGGCCACACGGTCCAGGAGGCCGCAAGAGTTGTAACCTTTCTGAAGGTCGAACGTCAACCACTGATCGAACTCAGTCTTTGGACTGAAAGGATTGTCAGTAGTTGTAAGGTACATTGTTGCCATGATTCAATCAGTTTCCTTTCACGGCTTCAAGCACAGAGCTTGTACTAATACCAAGCATCTCAGCAATCTCAGAGGTTGTTGCACCATTCTTTGCCATTGCACGAGCACGAGCTACAACACCAACAGAAAGCACAGGCTTTTCCTTTGGCATGGACAGTTCATGCAAGCGCTCAGGATCCGCATAGCGAGCGATGGACTCCATCATAGAGTTACTAACAGCACCATTCATGATGGCTTTCCATTCGGCATCGGTGATGTCGAACTGTACCTCCTTGCGGGAAGCACCGGTCCTGATTCGTGCGGCCTTGAGCGCCTGGCTTTCAAGGCGGGTACGTTCATCCTTGGTCATGCCTGGATTCTCCTCGACCTTTGCCCGGACAACACCCCCGGCAACAAGCTGAGCTTGACGCTCCCGCGGTGCATTTGTGAGGGCCACCCGGACTTTCTCCTTGAGGGAGGTTACCTCATCAGCGTATTCCTTGGCAGAACCCGGGTCTCGTTTCAGGGTGGGGGTATCGATAATCTCCCGACGGGCGGCATTTGCCAGAGACTTCATGTCGTTAGCGTAACGGGCGTATAGTTCTTCCATGGGGGTACCCGATGAAAGCTTGCGCGCGTCGTCCACCAATTCCATGCGGGTCGCCTTCGATGTGCGGAGGCGGGTCTCGATACGAGGGTCCTTGGTCTTGAACTCACGGGTGACTGTATATGATTCACCCGTCTCCTCGTAAACCTTCTTGCCCGTAACTGGATCGATGGGCCCGCCCTTCGCCATAGACCGGGGCTTACGCTTTGGAATATCCACCTCGGATGCAGCGCGAGAAATAAGAGTGGACACACCACCCTCGGGCTGATACTTCTTCTTGAGCTCGGCAATACCATTATCGACAGCGGAGGTGCGGTAGTCAAGCTTGTGCTTGGCCGCGTCAATTACTACCATCGAGTGACGGACTGCCCGTGCGAGCTCAGCTTCGGTAGCGCCCTTGATAGTCATGTCGGTAATAAGATTACTGACCATGCCCATCTGCTTCTGCTTTCCGGTCTCACTGAGAACCTTCATCCCCGGATATCCAGGATATGCGGCGGAGGGGTCGAACCCTTCGAGTCCCTTGAGAGGGGATGTCGAACGAATACGACTCCGCGGCGTGACCGGAATAACCATCGCCGTATCGCCGTCAAAATCAGCTCCTGAGAGCCGTTGAGCGACGTTCGGGTGAATGCCAATGGCGTCCCTGGCAAGCTCTCCAATGGTCTTCCTGGCGTCCTTATGGCCGTTATTTACGGTAAGGATGGGGATCTCGAACGTACCACCATGAGGATATCGGACGAGAGCGACCTGGCTGCCATTCTTGAAGTTCGGGGCATATACCTCAGTGGGCTTCAATGATGTGACGGGGAGCAGAACCTGATATGCCTGGCCCGGAACTGCGGCGGCGCGAAGACGGATAGCATCCGAGTCGCAGCCGTCAGCGAAATCCTGAAGGGCCTTCTTCCGAAGCACGGGGTTTGTCAGGGCCATAATATCCCTGAACTTCTTATTGGCTTCGTCAGTTGAAATATCTAGCTGCTGCTTGGCGAATGAAATATCCTGCTTCGAGAGGAACTGGGCGGACAAGGTCTTAGACCAGTTACCCCAAGATCCTTCCTCGTTCACGAGATTGACAGGGGACAGCTTCTTCTTACCGTCCTTGTCGATATATTCCATCTGCCGGCGGATGGTCGCACCGAACGGGTTGTCCGGGTCAGCCTTCATTTTCTTGAGGACCGTGTCGCCATCACCAATCATGGGGACCTTCTTGGATTTATTCGTGTTGAACCGAATATCCTTGCCCGCGGGAAGGTCGTCCGCGTAAATGGCCATGCCCTTGAGGTAGTGCGTTCCATCAACAGAAATACGCACCTGGGCATAGTTGGACTTACCGAGATTGAGATCCTTAAGACCTCGACGAATCTCGATAACGCCGTCCATATTTGTGCCGCCGTCTTCAGAATATCGCACCATGACTCGCTTGGAGTCGAGAGGCGCGGGCGGCTTGAGGGACAGCTTGTGACCGTCAGGATCCGTACGGACGCCGACGACGTTGATCTTGTCGAGGTTCTGGACGGTCTCAGATTTGGGAACGCCAGGGGCGACAAGAACTCGAGTAGATGTGTAGTTGTCGGTACCAAGCTGTCGGATCTTAATATCCTGAACCTGGTACCCTTGTGCCTCGAGAGTGGCCGAGGCAAGCTTGAGTGTGGTTGCTGTGGTACCGAGAGAAACCTCAGTGCCGCTGCCGATATCGATATAACGGTGCTTGTCGGTCTCTCGCTTGAGAATATCCGCTACACCCTCGATCTTGGACGAGGTCTTGCCTGCGTCGTCCTTAAGGTAGTTGCGAACAGTTGAGGCCGAGACGCCGATGCGGTCTGCAATAGCGGCCTGGGACATGCCCTTCGCATCGAGCTTCCGGACCATCGCAATCTCCACCGCCTGGCGTTCACGCTTGGCGATAGACTTGGTGGCGCGGAGCTCGGTGGTAGTCATGCCGAGACCCTTAGCGATCTCAGCTTCGCTCATGCCCTTATCTGCGAGTCCCTTGACGAGGCCCTGGAAATCGCGTGAGCGCTGATACGGGTCTTTGCCCGAACCCCACGGATACCGGCCAGACTTCCGCAAAATGCCGTAGTGGGATAGAGTATCTTCAGTCATTGTCGCTCTCCATGAGAATATCACTGAAATGAACAATCCGATCCATAATATCCCGGATGTCGTCAGACTCGGGAATATGGGTTCGAGGTTCGCCATGTTGGTAGATGCGGAGTTGCATCTGTACGGTTGGTGGCACGCCATACTCGAGGCAGAATAGGGCCGCGTAAATTTCGAGTTGTTCGAACTTAGTTGGGCCTACCCCGGTCTTGAGATCGTGGATTCGAAGGAATTCGGAGTCCTCGTCAAAGGATATAGCGTCTGCGGTCCCAAAGGCGTACTCACTGTAATATAGTACCGTCTCGGGGCTCATCTTGTACGAGATTGCGTCGTTAACGAACTTTGCGACCGTTGACATAAGCGGGTCGCGTTCGTCGGGCTCTCCGAATGGGAGACCCAACTGAATATGTTCTGCAGCTAATTCATGCAAGCGAGTTCCAAGCGCAGCC